TCTTCTATTACTACTTTAGTAACCACTTTATACTTAAGTCGTTTAGTTTCCTTCTGTATATCTTTGCTACCTGCTTTCACATCTAAACACGGTATGAAAAACGAATAGCCCTTTTTAAAATTACTCCAGTTTATCCGATACGCTACGTTCTCTATCTTCATCTTCTGCCACTGACTCGGTTAAGTTTTCTATGTTTATAAACTCAGAGTTAGACGCATCTAATATAATGCAATGTACTGGGGTACCGGTAGACCACCCTGTACCTAAACGCACAGCACCGGCTTTTTTGTATACGCCTTTCTTTTTAAGCTCCGACGCAAGGTCTTGGTAGTCTTCTTGGTAGTTAAGACAGTAGCTCTTAAACGGTGCAGCGGCGAGGTAAATAAGTCTGGTATCCGGCTCGATTCTAACTTCTAGTTCGGCGCTAGGCTCTCTGATAGGGAAGCTAGGCAAGTTTGATCTTTTGTCAACTTCTTTATTAATAACAAGCGTGTTCCTAGCATACTTCCTGTTTAAATAATCGCCTACTACGCCTACAGAGTTACCTACTGGGGCGCTAGTTATTTCCCGCATATCTAATATCTTAGGTACTACTTTATGGTATATACGGTTGATGTCCCAACCATCTAACAAACCAATTCTTTTGGCTATAAGCCCCGCAGTTATTATCGCAGCTAGCCCTGCTGACCAGTTTCTTTCGCGCTGGGTTAGCTTAAGCTCAGCGTCTATTTTCCTCTGCGTATTTAGCAATAGCGTTTTAACCTCTTCTATATCGCTTAATACTTCCTGCATGAAAGGTACTATGGCGTGCCCATAATTGTCCTTTAGCTGGTGGTCAAAATACATACGCCCTTCGTCCTTGCTTATTACGTCACCAGTGTATTCAACCTTAAACTCCAGCAGACGCATATACTCGCCGTCAGGGGCGTTCTTAAGAGAAGCCAAAGTCTGGTAGTTGGACTTGTTCGAGCTTGTTAGGGTCATGCTGTTCCAAGTTACGTTGTTAAAACGCAGTCTGTTGGTATGGGTTTCACTTTTGTCTTTACCTTTACCCTGCGAAAGAGCGTAAATCAAGGAGCTTAATTTTTTGTCTTCTATGTTGGTTAGCTCGTCTATCGTATTACACAGGTGATTGAGCAGCCCGACCTTTAATATCTTACCGTTATACGTATCATCTTCTATACCCAACAAACCGGACGGGTTACCGAATACGCTATTAGCCATACGCAGCACAGTAGTTTTACCGGTGCCCGCGTATTTGTGGTTCAAACTTATGATGACCCCCTTCTGCCCAGTAAACTTAAGCAGCGGAGATGCGAATCCAGTCAGTGCGGCAAAAGCCTGCACTTCCATGCCTTCTCTACCGTACAAAGCCCAAACTTCTTTCCACTTATCTAACGTACCTACTGGCTCAAGCAAAGGAATCATAGGTTCAGTAGCCGAGGACGGAGTACGGTGGTACACGTTATCTGCTGTTATCTCTCTGGTTCCGACTAAGAATTTAGTGTCGTTGTCTAACCAACCAAACTGCGAAGACATCTTATCTGCTCTCCTCTGCTCTTGCATTTCTTTAACGCTTGCCAATACATAAGAATACATAAGGTTATCCTGACCAGCGCCACCAATAACCCCCTTCTCTGCGAGCTTCCTTTTAAATTCCGCTTTATCTACAAACTTGGAGAAAGGTACTACGATTTCGCGCACACCGTCTTTCGGCAGATGTACCCTTAACACAAGGACATCTCCTATATCTGGGTCTTCCAGTATGTTTATCAAGTACAAATCGTTCTCGTATACCGCCTTTATTTCTTCGCCTGTATCAACATATACACCCCCGTTTGCCCCTAGCGAGTAACCAGCGGGAGGCGGCGGCAACTTGGCGCGGTCAACCGAGTCCAAAGGTTGCCTAGCTAGTTCCCCTACCTCAGACGGCTCTACAATATTGACTGACATTGCTACGTCTTTGCCTAACTCAATAGGCTTCTTAATCTTGCCTTTGTGCGGACAGCCTTTGCATCCGTCGGGATTATTCTGTTCAAACTGCTCACAACTGTGCGAGTCTTGGATGTGTTGTATCTTCCTCTCCGTAGCATCGTAGTCATAGTCTGGATGCCCCTCTGAGATTCTGTGGATAGCCTTCTCCCAGTCCTTACATTTGGAAGCAACGGACAAAGCGTTGAACCATCTAGGCTCGGATAGAGTAGCTTGGTTGTTATAGCAGTCTAGTAGTTGCGCACACCCGTTACCCTTGGCGGACTTAATCATTATCTTGGTGAAGCTATACTCGATATTCCCGCGCATCCGTTGCCCTAGAAGGCTTTGTCTGCGTTTCCCCTTGGGTTGGCTAATAGCCAAGTCTTCGACACCAAGTATGTCTTTGATCGTAGCCAGTTTGACTGGATCAGATACAAACTGTATGGCTACTGGCAGGGGTGGGTCTTGTTTAAAATTAAGAGTATCAGGGACTCGTAAGACACGCGCTACGTCAAATACGTTGTTATCTACGTATAGTTCTTGGGTGTTGCAAATGTCCCGCAAGCGGTAAGCTACAGGCTCCCACTCCTCGGGGGTTACTTCTTCCTCAAGTACCCAGTAGACATGGTAGCCCCGACCTGAATTAACTATGGTTGGGGGAGGTAAGCCAACAGTTTGGCAGAACGCCATGAGAGCTTTCTTGGCTTCTTTCTTAGATGCGTAGCCGTCTGGCCTGCCAGTTTTTTCGTTGACAACATCCTTGCCGGGGGCGCAATCTAGGTCTAGCCACAGGGCTTTCAACCCCTGCACATTAGGCTTTTTACGGTTTTCGTCTGTCTTAAACTTAGCTACCGCGTAGAATACGTTGTACTTTGCAGCTAGTAGCTCCGCTACTTTGCCATCAAATTCTTCTCTAAGTTTGTACAAGTATTGCTTTGGGAAACCATCGTCTTTAACACCGAATACGCAGTAGTAACCACCTTGCGGTTGTACTGCTTCAATGAGGTCAAATTTTTCCATTTCTGTTTCTACAGGGGGCACTACGCCCTCGATTCGAGTCGATAATTTTCATGTTTTTAAGACTTCTTGCGGATGTAGTAACGAATTTGTTTGGCTAGGCTTTCGTTCGGTTCATACTTGCCTATAAACCAGTTGTATACCGTTTGTCTACTGACCCCAAACCGGCTAGCAACTTGGCTAACAGGCACGTTGTTACGTATAGCCCATTTACCAAGTTGCACGCCTAGTGTGGTTGGTGCTTCGCGATTAGCCTCTATTAAGTAGCGAGTATAACCAATGCTCATTCGTCGTCGTCTTCAGCCCATTTTTCAAAAACTGCACCAACGAGGTTGTCGGATTCTTGGGTTTCTTCTTCGGCTTTTTTACTGGTGCGCTTGGTAGGCTCCTGTACTTCCAGTTCTTCGTCATCTGGCTCGTCGGACCGTTGTACTTTTGGGGCCTCCTGCTTTGGCGGCAGCTTGGTTACACCGTCAGTTTGCGCAACGGTAATTCTTGTATACCCTTCTGCTTCAGGGCGACCTTGTGCCTCAACAACTAACTCGTATTCTTCGTCGGTAATCTCACGCAACGGAGAGAACATAAGTTCCATAGTGTCGGCGTCTGTATCGTAAGCTACTCTGGTTACTACAGTATCCGGTGCTTGCTTGTTAGCGAAAAGGAAATTAACGTAGCTTTCAAACGGGTGCACGTTACCGGAGCCTTTGCCAAACAAAGATTTAGCTGGGATAGTAAACTGGTAAACATCACCGTCGGAATCGCCTTCTAGTATGATGGCTATACGACGCTGGTAACGGCAAGCCCTACCACCATTCTTACCGGAGCCTTTTACGTTCTGTGGGCAGTTGGTGCAGTTGGGGCTTTGCGGGTCAGCCGCCGCTACCTCTGGTTTATCACCAAGATTCGACCAGCAGTTCGGCAGTGTTGGTTCTTTCTTGGGATCGTACTCTTCTTTGTAGTAAATACGAGAAACGTTGGCGAGCGCATTAACAATGATGCAGTTAAATTCACCACGGATAGCTTCACCCACCTGTTCGCCATTGACCATCTTCTTGAACGTACCGTTCGTGTTAGTAGCAATCCTGCGGTTGCTTATAGTATTGGCTCTAGCCAAAGATTGAGATAAGGCACTCTGCCTTCTTGTTGTAGACACAGCAGTGCTCTGCTGCTCAAATATTGAAATGTCTTTTGACATCTTGCGCTCCTATTTAGAGGTTGGTTTACGCACGCTTATTACGTGCTTTGTTGTTGATTGCAGTCCGGGCGGTGCCAAACTTGGGTTTTCGTTTAGGAAATCTTTCATGTTAGCGTTGTGAATACGTTTCTCCAACAAGTGAAAAGCGTTGTTATCAATAATGGTCTTGTACATATTGTCCCAATCGCTTGTCCAATAATTGCGCATAGTACGTCTTATCACAGTGCCTTCAGGGGTGGACAAACTGCTAGCCCCTTCAGCTTCGCACACTTCGTGCAGTGCGTTTTCTACTACGGAGAGTTCTTCTTTAATCTGCTTTATTTCTTCTTCTTTGGCTTTTATGGCGTTCCTCATCTTGATGTAGACCTTCGCCAAATCCGCCGTGCTTTGTTGTTTCATTGCTCCTCCTAAACTTTTAGTGGGGAGCCTAGTTTACCCCTTCCCTTTACAATGTCAAGGGTACTATGAAAGTTCTTGTCTATACAGATCAATAATCTTGTTGTGGTTATCTATATTGTTCTTCAGCATGGAGTACAGCCTATGCTCAACTGGACTACCTTGCACGTGAATGACCGTCATTGGGTTGTGTTGCCCGGGTCTGTTGATCCTAGCGTTAGCTTGCAGGTATGTCTCTACGCTAGTAACTGGAGCATACCAAATGACTGTATTAGCTGCCGTTAAAGTCAAGCCGTGTGACGCAGCTTGGGGTTGTATTATGAGAACGTGCGGGTCTTTGTTTTCTTGGAACTTGTCTATTACCTCTGCACGTTTGTTTACTGATACCTTACCGGATATGATTTCGTTAGATACTTTGTTCTTATTTAAGAAAGTCTGTAGTAGCTCTATGGTGTGAGTGAACGGCACAAATACAAGTACCTTATGGCTTGATTCTTGTATCACCTCTAGCACTACATTCAGCCTGTTGCTAACGTCAAACTCGATTACTTCTTTCTCGTCCGTGTACACCGCACCGCCGGTTATTTGCAGTAGCTTGTTCAACTGGGTAGCCGCGTTGACCGCAGTTACTTGTTCACCGTCAGCTTCCATAGTCATCATGTCTTTGAGCAACTTGTAATATTTTTCCTGCTGTTTAGTAAGAGGAGCTTCGCGTTCTATGTAAGTCACGCTGGGCAAATCAAGGCATTGGTCTTTCTCAAACCTTATAGCGGGTTGCAGGACTTCGTGTACTATTTTGTCTGCGTCCGGCTTTGGTCTCCATATATACTGGGATACTTTGTACATTACTTTATCTTTGAACGTACCAAAGTACTTGGGGGCATTCTCGGGGTTGACTAGCTTAGCCAGACCAAAAGCATCAACTGGGCTTTGGGCTGCTGGCGTACCAGTAAGCATCCATAGCCACTCTAAGTTCTTTACTATTTTATTTAAGGTCTTCCATCGGGAGGTTTGTGCGTTTTTATATGCGTTAGCTTCGTCGACAACAATCATGTCAAAGCCGCCGTCTATAATTTCTTGTTGTACTACGTTTAACCCATCGTAATTAATAATCACGAACTGGCTACCTTCTTCTAATATCTTTCGCCGCTGGGCAGAAGTGCCATGGCATACAGAGCAACTACGGTGCATGGCAAACTTAAATAAGTCTGCTTGCCAAGCTGACTTCATAATGGATAGGGGGCATATAACCAACACTCGATGCACAAGTTTCTGCTTCATCAGGTAGTCAGCCGCCCATATAACGGAAGCCGTTTTACCGGTACCCTGCTCGTTGAAACAAAATGCTCTTTTACGCAGTGACAAGAAAGAAGCAGTATCAACTTGGTGTTGGAAAGGCTTGTACCTACCAGTCCAATCGTAGTCTCTGATTATCGGTGATGGTACATCTTTCACACGCAAAGACGCTAAGAACTGCGCTTCACTTAGCCCCCAGCGTATCGCTAGCTCGTAAATACCTTTATGCTCAGAAATTATCTCGCATCTTTTTATAGATTCTGTGACAAGGTGGGGCCGCTTGGTCTTTAAGACCAAGGCTTTATCTTTATATATTCTCATTTCTTTTTGCGTTCGCGCTTACTTGTTTCGGAAACTAGATTACCTTTAGAGTCTCTGCGGAAAGAGCGATTACGGGAGGCAGACTCTACCCTAGTGCCATCAGAGTTCTTACCGCCTTTGTCCATAGCCTTACGATGAGCTACGTCTTTGCCATCGCCTTTTTTTACCTTACCTTCCCGTTC